CCAGTAAATACACTAGCAACAAACGTAATATCAGAATTACCTGATTTTTTAACCATAGGTATTTCTACATAATTCATCGTAATGATGAATCCAGACCAGACGACAACGCCAAGCCTAACGAATGTACCTAAGATTTGTATCTGATGTTCTTGATCCTCTGCTGCATCCTTCAGCTTACCGAGGAGTCCCTTTTCTTTTTCTTCTGGCGGTTTTCCTTCCATTTATCTACTTTTTTTTGTAGGAATTTTTGGATTTGTTTCTTTAGTTTGTCAAATAAAGGAGTAGCTAAGGTGGTAGTGGCTACAGCTGCAACAGCTGCATAAGTAGCAGTAGCTACGACTTCTGCACTAGGTAAGGGTAAGTCAATCTTAACAACAGGAACTCTTAGAGTTGGTTGTTCAGTTTGTGTCTCTGTTTCTTCTTTCTCTGCTTCTTCTAACTTTACTCCAGCTGGTGCTTGCAAGTTACTAGGAGGGGTGACAACTGGTGGGAATATTGGCATCTCTGCTGACGGTTGCTTTAGAGGGATGCTAGGCATGTCTAAAGCACTTGGAAGTTTACCTCGTCCTAAATTGATGGATGGTATTTCCATTTTAGTTGATTATTTAGTTAGGTCCGTGAATGCCAAAGTAACCATTCATGCTCGTAACTTCTGACATGTGCGAACTAGGGCTCACCCCAGCTTGACTACCATAGTTAGTGTTAGTCAAAGATGAAATATAAGAAGTATTGTAATAAGAAGTACCTCCTCCACCTCCAGTTGCATAAGTAGCACTGCTGTTAGGATGATTACCACCAAAACCGGGGTTTTGGCTACCTTCAGTTCCAGCGTAACCACCTTGTAAACCTCCGCCAGCACCGGGACAACCACCTCCACCACCACCAAGTCCACCATAGTAAGTACCCCCACAAGGAGTGCCTGATCCACCTTGACCACCTTCTATGAAATGTCTTGCTCTTCCACTAGTAGTACCTGAACCCGGGTATGTATAGGGAGTGTAGTCGTTTTTCCAACCAGCACCTTCATCATAATTTCCAGTTCTTGCTTTGTTTGGTCCACGGCGTGATGGAGTTTGAGATGTGCTTGTACTTAAAGGTCCAGCTTGACCAAAAGTTTGTATAGCACTATATCCACCACCACCACCACCTAAAATTAATATACCAGCGTTACTTGAGCTTGTATGATTAGTTCCCTCTATAAGAAAAAAACCACCACCTCCACTATACATTCCAATTCCATGATTTGGAATTAATACCATTAAATTATTGGTAGTATTTGTAAGTGTAAGAGTAGCCTCTGTAGACATTCCCGGCCAATAATAACTACCGCTTCCATCACCACTTTTTGCATAAATTTTATAAGATCCATTGGGAACCGAAAATTTAAGAATACCACTTCCAACTAAAGTAAAATCACTTTGTCCATATATATTATTTATTGGTACACTATAGTGGTTTTGACTTGCAGCACCCCAATAGCCAGATAAGGTTGAACCTTGGTCTGCAGTAGCCCCATGCTTACCTACAAATTTTAAATTTATACCATCTACCTGAGATTCCCCACCACCACCAAGAAGTAATTGTTGACTAGTCATATTATGTCAACCCCGCACCTGAGATGTAGCAAGAACCTGCAGCTACAAAATATATAGTAGCCATACCCCTACCAGCTAAAGTTCTATTACCTGTAGCGGCATCTGCTGCGTTATAAATAGTTACACTAGAACCTTGAGTAATAGTTTGATTTGAACCACTGTTATTGATAATAGTTACTGCATCACCTGCAGAGAATACTGAATTAGGAACAGTAACTCCTCCTGACGAAATATAAACAGCTTTACCAGCGTCAGCAGCTACTAAAGTATAAGCAGATGTTTCTTCATTAAGAGGTATCTTTCTTACATTACCCTTATCATCTGTTATTGTTCCAGTTACCGTAACGCCAGCCGTTGTGGTTTCTAGTTTTTTAACGTCATCATGCAAGAACTCGCAAGCTCCGTTTGCTGTAAATTTTGCCAGTGTTTCAGAATTTGATTCATTAACAAATTGAATAACTGGACCACCTAGTCTTAAATTTGTTGTACCGCTTGAACCTTGTATTCTTGAATAACCGTTACTGTTGTCATGGTAAATTTCTAAATCTGGTCCATTACCTATTTTTAATCTTTTACCATCTCCTAAAGCTATATGCTCACTAGATGTCCACGCATCAGTAGCATCTACCCAGTTAAACGTCTTATCTGTAGCACCTTTAAGCGTAATACCACCACCATCAGCAGTTGTGTCTGTTGGTGTTGAGACTTTACCTAGTTCTAAGTTCTTATCAGCTACTTCTACAGTAGTCGATGAAACCGTGGTAGTTGTACCACTCACAGTAAGGTCGCCTGACAGTGTTAATGCAGCGGCGTTGACTGTTCCTGTAAATGTAGGGTTAGCTGTTGGTGCTTTTAATGCATCAGCCGTATCTACATATGCTTTAACCGACTGTTGACTAGGAGGTTTAGTAGCATCATTAGATGCCATGTCATCTTCATCAACCAGAGTCAACTGAGTATTAGTATCTGGGGGTACTTGCCAAGAACAAGTGCCGTCACCATCTACTCTTAAAAATTTTGTGGTACCAGATTCACCTGTTGATTTAACAACGGTACCTTCTGGAGTTGGTGTAGCTAATGTAGCTATTGTTTTTTCGACATCTGACCCAGAGTCATCGTAAATAACTGAGTCAACTTTAATTTTTCCGTAAGCCATAATAATTAAGTAAGTACAAGTAGTTTTGAAGATGGTGGTATAATTAAAGTTACGCCACTATTAATTGATATTGGACCATAAGTTAAAGCGTTTTTACTGTTACCAATGGTATGATCAGCAGACATGATTTGATCGTATTCTAAGAATAAAGCATCACTACCACCGCCTGTGGCTCCGCTACCACCTGCACCCGTATTAGTAGTCATATGATTACCCATATAGTTATGGGATGCTGTGCCACATTGATAACTTAAAGATCTGGGCGTATCATCTGTAATAACAATTTGAGAGTATGCACCTGTTTGACCAGCTGTACCGTTTGTAGTGACGTTATCTGTCCATTCACCAGTCTTATCTGCATTACGGTAAAACTTCAATAAATGTCCACTATTACTTGAATCTGACGTATCAAATCTATAAGTATTTCCAGGAATTAAAGTAAGGAATGGAGATTCAATACCACCAATGGTATAACCATTAGATGAGCCAGTACCATGATATCTATGAGCTGCAGTCTTAGTAATTACTTTAACTGTGTATTCAACTTGAGTTGTATTATGCTTACCGTATGTTGGGAGATATCTATCTTCTGAATCGCTTGCATGGTAGGACTGATAATTCCAAGTACTACCAGAACTTGTATATCTTAATTTAACTGTTAATCCAGTATCACCTGTAAACCCACTAGGTAGACCAGCTAATGGTGAAAATGATTCAATACCTGTAGAATCAGATACTTCTACATAATCATCATTACTAGGACTTCCGGGTATATTAGCTACAGCTGCAACAGGAGTATACAAAACTGAGTTAGCAACAGCAGATTGTGCAGCATTTGCAGTAGCAGACGCTGATTCAGCTGTAGTAACAGCATAACCAACACCTTTAGGATCAGTACTAGCGTTAGTGTTGTTACCTGTTAAAGTCCACGTAGCACCATTATTTGCTGTAGTAGCTACAAGTCTATCTGTAGCAAGTTTTGCTTCATCAGCGATGGCATCAGCTGCGTTAGCTGTAGTAACCGCTCCATTAGCTGTTGTTACTGCATTACCAGCTGTTGTGTTAGCAGTGTTAGATGTTGTGTTAGCAGTATTAGCAGTTGCAACAGCACTGTTAGCTGTAGTCACAGCACCGTTAGCTGTAGTAGTTGCAGCATTAGCTGTTGTTACCGCACTAGCTGCTGTATTATTTGCGTTTGAAGCTGACGTAACCGCTGCAGTTGCGTTGTTACTAGCTGTAGTTGCAGTAGCAGACGCTGTATTAGCTGTATTAACAGCGGTTGTAGCGTTAGTATCTGCAGTATTAGCAGTATTTACAGCTGTACTAGCTTTATCAATAGCACTTGTGTAGGTACCATCACCGTTAGACTCTCTTGAGCTATCAAGTGCTAATGTAGAATCGTTATTAGATTCCTGTGTAACGTATAAGTTTTGTGTAAAGTTATCGTTTAGATCCCCTGAACGTATGGCTGAACCCGGATAGAAGGTAGCTTGTAGTGCAGTGTCTGCTGTTTCTCGATAAATTCTGACATTATTTGTACCACTAGCAGGTATATTACCACTAGTGAATTTAATTGTAGTTGGAGTGTGTAAAGTATAATGGGTGGTTACTGTTTTTACAACACCTCCGACACTGACTTTGATGTCAGTATCCTTTAGATATGGAAATGTGAACGAGAACGAGTCTTGTGAACCAGTTCCGTTAAATGAATTTTCAGTTGTTGCCATTACTTATCAATGCCAAGTATGTTTTTTAGGTCTTCTTTATATTCAGCACCTTTTACAGCCTCAGGTATATCACCTCGGCGTAGTGCATTCTTAATTCTAGCGTTCTGCTGACCTATAGCAGAATGCTCTTCATGGTATCTTTCTAGGTATGAACAAGCAAATTTCATAGCTTCTCTATGGATTCTATTTAGTTCTTGATGGACTACTAGTTCTTTAATAGGAAACTCTGACTGCTTTTTCCAACCTCTTGCCTTTTTATATTCCTTTAATTTTTTGTTCCAAAAATCATCAGGGGCATTCATCATATCTTCTATCTGACCTGATAGATTCATATGCTGTGCTATCCAGTTATTAACTTTCCATCTATCTTGGGTACTAAGCATCTCTCCAGTGATAGGATTACGTTCCATAGTAGGTTGACTATCCCATCCTGTACTGATTAACCATTGTCTCCAAGGCTCCATACCACCATTGGACTTACCAAAAGGCATAAATGCATTGACTGCAGCCGTCATTGGTTCGTAGAATCTAATAGGCTTACCTGTATAGATATCCATTTGGTCTTGTAAGAAGTCCTCATCGGTACCACTTCTATGTAAAAACTTCCATTTATTATTAATTAACGCACCCCAGTCATTTTCTACATCTTTTAACTGTGGTGTTATAGCATTGTTTAGTATGCTTCTCATACCAGACGGTGCGAACGGTATCATTGCATCACCTTGGTTTACAATAAATCGTTTGAATGCACCTTCATCACCAGAGAACATAGACACAAGAGGTTCAAATCCATTGAGGAATGTCTTGTTTGCTATGTTCATACTAATAGAAAACGCTAATTTCTGATACATCTGATCAGTAAATGATTGATCTAGACGATTAGAATAGTATACTATATCGCCAACTAAACCTAACATAGTATCAAAGGGTTCAAAACCTTTATAGCTATGCCATTCACCTGTGATTGGGTTCTTAATAGAGTTAAATTTAGCACCCATATCTTGCATACGTTTACGTTCACCAGCACTATGAGGACCATTACCAGTAAGATTACCTTCTAGTGCCCATATACCAGCACCTGTAACTACTGCACCACCCATCAACTGACGACCAATGTACTCAGATTTAAGTGTAGCAAATGCTTCATCACTATATTCAAGACCATGCTCAGCTAAAGCTTCAGTCATCTCTCCGATACTTTGTGCGGAAAGAACCTTACGAGCTTTAGTGTATACTGGTACTAAGCTACTACCCGGAGTAAATGTCCAAGCAACGTTTAAAGCATTAAGACCAGTTCTAGGGAACATGAATAAAGATTTTGCAGCTGGAACTCTTTCAATAATTTTGTTTAATCTGTTAGCTAAATCATTATCAACGTTTAAAGCGATTTCTTTTGTAGCGTGTTTAGCTGCTTTATCAGTTAAAACACCACTAGCATCGAATGCATCGTCATATAATTTTCGTTGTAATTTATTAAAAGCTGTTTTACTAAACGCACCATTATTAGATTCCATCATTTGAGCATAAGCTTTAGACCTAGCAGAACCACTAGCCATCATAGAACCAGTAAATCCGTCAATAGCATACATAGCATTAGTACCCCATCTTACGAATGGGTTATTGTTATACCATGTTAAACCTTTAGATAGGTTCCATAAAGCAACCTTACCAGTGTTACCCTCTCTTCTCCAGACTTCAGCCATGGATTCCAAAGCATCATAGTCGTTCATTTTAGATTGCCGTAAGTCTGCACGACCACGCATCATTGCTTCTTCTGGTTTAGTTTTAGCAAGTCTCCATTCGTCACCCATAACTTTATAGGCACGTTTAATGTTCTCTGTAAAACCACCATATGTCCACAAAGCTTTTCTAAATGTATCAGCATCACCTGTAAGTTTTGCACCTACTAATACTGAAGCTGGTTTAAGTCCTGTTAACATCATGTTACCAGCCATAGCTCGTAGTGGAGCAAGACCAGATAAAACATGATTATAACGTACACTGTTTAAACCTTGTACTACTGCACTAGGTATTTCTGGTTCAGCATCATAGAAAGCTTTCTTAACTAGACCAATTCTATTCTCCATGTAACGGTGTAGTTTGTAGATTTGATCTACTTCTCCACCAGTAGCTTCCATTGCCTCGGCAAGTGGTTTTAAATAAATAGGATTATTTTTAGCCATCTCATGAAGGATATCAAACGTCCTGTTACTTTCTAAAATAGCTTTACTAACACCTCTATTAAACGCACCTTTTTGATCCAGTAACCATTGCTGTACTACAGCTGGGTTCTGAGTTGCCATGCGTTTATATTCATCAGCTTTGTTAGCTATGTACTTATTGATCTTAACTTCGTTACTTAAGAACTGTAACTTATCTAATATAATCTCATGCTGCCTACCTGTATCAGCTATATCGCCAATCATATTGATAGCTGTAGAAGTATCTGCAATCGTACCACCAGCTTGGTTAGTTACCATAGCTGAAGCTCGCATTACAGTAGGATCATAGATATCAGTAAAAGCATCTTCAAATGCTTCTTTAACTATTTTCCATTCCTCTGGATTCATGAAGGCTTCGTGTTGATACACATTACCTTTCATGTCATCTATAATCTTCTCCATGTTACTGAGACTAATATCAGGATCAAATACCTGATCATATAGTTTAGTAACAGCTCTGTTAATTTGTTTAGGTTTTACTTTGTTACCTTTAATAACAGCACCAACTCTAGATCCAATATTCTCGTCAAACAATTGCTTTAGTTTACCAGCACGTACATCATTACCAACTCTAGTTAACGTCTTCATAAACGTTGAATCAACAACAGGTCTTGTACGACCATTTGTTGTACCAATGTTATTTTGAATACGATAGTTATCTACTTTAGCTCTGATAGGATCTGGTTCTAAATCTGTTACAGCTCTCCAGTTTGGACCCGGTGAGGGTTCATTAATAAAAGCGTCATACTTCTTACCCTCAGGGTCTTTCATTAAACGCTCTAAAGTTTCAGTTCTGGTAGCATTAGTTCTACTTGCTTGTCTGCTTAAGACTGCTTTAGAGATAGGGTCTTCCCCTTCAAATCCTGTAGCATGTCTAGCCATAGCCATTTCAGCAGCTTCATCAGCAGGTATAACTTTAGCAACCTTACCTAATGAGAATGCAGCTTGTATTAAATCTACACCTACACTAAGACCAGCAGATTCATAGATATTCTTCTGACGAATAACATCAGGACTATCTGTGTCTCTGGTAGCCCATGGTATATCCCAACCAAGCCAATCGTTTAGCGTGCGTGCTATGTTATCTTGTTCCTTAGAATGAGAAGATATAGCAGTCACAGCAGTATCTACTCCAGCGTGAGCTGCAATAGTACCTAAAATTCTTTGTGCTTGTGGGATACTCCTAGCTGCAGTAGCAGCCTTTAAACTACCTGTTACAGCACCACCACCCCACATTGTAGGGATAATGATTGAAGCAGCATCTCTAGTTACTTTATGAGCTGGGTGATTAGATCGTGGGGAATTGTCATCCCACCATTCATCTAGTGGTTTTAACCAAGGTACAAGACCAGCTGTGTCGGATATAAAATCCATTACACCTAAAGCTGGTGTAGCACCTGCAGCTACAACATTCTCTAAACCTCTAGACCACTCTGGTCTGTTATCCCAGTCTTCTTGACTGACGTTAGCAGGTTTTTCTAAACCATACTGTTGTTTTTTTTGATCCTCAAAGCCACCCCATGAATGATCTCCTTCACCACCTTTGACAGCTTTATCAGTTGTAGACTCTTTAGCTTTTTTCTTATCTTCATAACCACCCCAAGAGTGATCACCTTTACCACCTTTGACAGCTTTATCAGTTGTCTGAGGTGCAGCAGCAGCTTCTTCAACTTGTTTTATCTTCTGTTCTTCAGCTGCTTTCTTAGCATCTTCACCTTCTTGCCAAACCTGATACTTTCGATTTTCTTCTTTTTCAATCTCTTCCTGTTCGTTTACAGGGATGTATTGTTGTCCGTCACCGTATTCAGCCATTACCGTACCTCCTGATGTTTCTTAGTCCAATACAAAGCATCTGGACTAAAGTTTTCTAGTTGTCTATATAAAGACCCAGAATTAAAGGTACTATAATCACCTTCAACCTTTTTAGTTTTATAGTTATTAGCTTGTGTCTTTTTACTATAATGTGTAGCAACTGCTATACCTTGTGGTCCAAGACCCAATAGTTTCCTAAATTCAGGTTCAATAAAACCTTCAGCTTGTCTAGCTATATCAAATAGTTCATCAGGTATAAGTTCTTTAGCTTTCTTCTCACCTAATAGTAATTGTAATTGATGTCTAGCGACTTCAGCTTCAGTAACTTTAGTAGTTCCATCAGGATTTCTACCCATAACATTATTTACAAAGTGAGTATAGCCAGCTGGGAATCCTTTATTCATACCTGCTGCTGTGTTATGTGCCCATTGAATTGTTTGTTCAGATGGAATAATAACTTCTTCTTTCCATATGTTAGGGTTCTCTCTAATCTTTTCCCTAAGCTTTGACATAGGGTATGGAGAACGAGAAGCTTGTAATTGGAAATTAGTAAAGTGAGGATCTTGTATTAGTTTACCATCAACACTACGTCTTTCTGTAATATCATATTTCTTATTAGCTATATCAGCATTTAGTTCAGATATTGCTGCATCTCTAGAAGCAATAGGATCGTTAGTGGCAATGATATGTTTCTTATAATACTTCCGTAAAGAATTAACCATATCAGCTTTAGCTAAACTAGATGACTGAACATTTTTAGATTCAGTACCGTATTTTTGTAAAATACCTTGAACTGCTCTACCAGCTGTTTCGTCAAATACTTTATCTATTTCATCACTAGGTTTAGTTTTATCTTGTTCTTTAGCTTTTTTAATCCAATCTGCTTCTGTTTCTGGAGTCAGCTTAGCGTTCATAACAGCAGACATACTAAGCATGTTGTTGTTATATAGCTTTTGAAGAGTAGGTACGTTAAACTTATCGTTGACTGCAGATGGTCTCAAATTCATTGCAGCGTCAATTTTTTTAGCAGCAAATGAATTCTTAGCTTGAAGAGCTATTTGATACATCTTTTGATAATCATTCACTCCAAGTTTATCGTAGTTCTCAAAGATATAATTCTGAACATCAAAAGCCTGTGCTTTTTGCATAGACTCAGAGTTAGCTATGTTTTGATTACGTTCTTGAGCTTTTTTAGCTTCACCTTTCTTAGCAGCTTCTATAAATCCATCTGCTTTTCTCCAGTTACGTTCACCCCATTTAACTTTTTTCTTTTCTCCATGGGGTGTATACTCATACTCTAGTAATCTTTGAAGAAATTCTTCATTACCTTCACCTGATTCTAATATATCTATATAAGTATTATAAGCTAAGTCATTAGCATATTTCCTATGCTCACCATTCTGGCCTTCATGACGTTTAACAAAACCTAAGTAACCTTCTACACTATCTATCTCTATTTGAGTACCTAGATCACGTCTTGTATTTTGCTTATATTCTTCCTTGTGTTGTTTTCTAAGAACTTCAGCTTGAGCAGTTTTCATTCTGCCCTGCATTGAAACAATAGGATCTCTTAAATGTTTTTGTACAAGTTTGAAATCATACTGTTTATATTTACCGAGGTATTCACTAAGTAAAGCACGCTGAACCATTGCTAGTTCTTTAGGGTTACCAGATTCAATAGCACCACCTAAGGATGCTTTAAAACCACCCGGTAAATCTAACTGCCTTGGCATCTGTTCATAGTACCAAGCTGCATAATTCTGTTTACCACGTACTAAGTCAGCCTCAGCTATACCTAAACGTTGATAACCACTTAACCTTCCAAGCTGTGCTATTACATCTTCAGGGACACCTCTATCTCTTAAACCTTTATTATAGGCATTGATATTTGTATCATCATTAGCCATTTGGCTTTTGATTTTATCTTGTGCCCATAGGTCTTCCATGCTTATGCCATGATCCCAACCTAGTTCAAGACCTAATCTTCTACCATCTGCTCTACGCTTGTCATCAATACCTTTATAAGCCTTAGCTAAAGAAGGTGCTAATTCAGCAAGTTGCTGCAGCATAGGAGGTTGAGCATTTCTAGCCTCACCCTCGTAATTCTTTATCCGTATTTCCCAGTTCTTTGCACGTGCATCTTTCCAATTCTCAGCAAACTCTTTTTCAAGTCTTCTGTTAGAATCACGATTTGCTTGTTCTTTGTTGAAGTTCTCTCTTAGCTTGCCAAGATATTGATCTCTTGAAGCTTGTTCATGTGAAGAGCGTGCCCTCCACTGTTGTAAAGTCCTACGACTTTCAGCTAAGATTTTTTCTGACGGATCTTCAACTTTTATAGTGTTTTCAGAGACACTACTTCTTCGGGCGTACCCTTGGAATAAAGTCATAGTTTAAACTTTTTTTAATTCTACATCGAGTAGATCGTAAAATACTTCTAAGTAACCATTATCTGATTCTCTCACAGCTTCAGGGTAAAGTTCTAATAAATCCTGTCCCATGACACCTTGGTATCTTTGGTCTGGACTATCCCATTTATAATTAAATTCATAAATTGGGAAACCTTTAGGAGATCTACCCTTTCTAACTATATTTTCTTTTAATTCTAAATCACTAAAAGATGCAATACTTGCAGCAATACCAGCTACCTGTCCTACCTGTTGTAAGAACGTTGGACCTTGATAGGTATTAATAGCCTCAGCAGGTTCAGGTGGCAAGTTAGGTGCCATTGGATCTTGATACGTTGTTTCAGGTATACCGACTGGATTAATCTCTTGTGGAGGTAATGATGGTCTAGTCATTAACTGACTTGCAGCATTAATATCTTGTTGATATTTATCCATAGAAATCTTAGTCTTATTAGCTTTATGCTGTTCTCCAGCACTAATCATAGACTGTTGTATCTGTATCCTACCAAAGTCAGTAGTATCTTTAAGTTGACTAAACTTAAGACCAATGCCTTCTTGTTGTTGTTTAGCGTCGTCTCTAGTGTTCCTCAAGTTATTAGCAATTTCATCATATCTAATGTTAGTCATGATGGCTGTATTACCTAAACCTTCAGCAATCTTCCGAGCATCTAATTGATATTTCGATTCAGCTCTAGAGATAGAATCAGCCATAGCAGCTTGGTTTGCACCTGTTGTTGCTAGTAATGCTTGTATAGCTTTACCTGCTGACCTACCAGCTTGACCTAAATTACGTTGTTGACCTTCTTTACCTAGATAACCGACTCTCAGCTCTTGAGATTTAAAAGCACCTTCAGCTTTGGTAGCTGCTAAACTTTCACGTAAACCTGCTTTATCTAAAGCTGCTTGAGCTTCAGCCCATGCTTTGTTTTGTTTAGTTTCTCGTACTTGCAACCCAGCAAGATTCTGAGCTTGATTAATCTTAGTTGTTAAGCCTTTAGTATCCAGCGAGGCTTGTTCACCTGCATGGAAATACTTCATTAATAGATCTTGATTCTGGAATCCAAACGCTATCAGCTGGTCTTGATGTGCTCGATTTTCATCAGCTAAAGCTATGTCTTCTGCTATATCATTATAATCTAACTGACGTTCATATGAGTCAACACTAGCATTGTAGGCTTCTACCTGCTTGTCAAACTCATACATACGCATATTTTCCCTATTCAACCAACCATTAAAATTAGTTTGGTTTTGATAATTACGAGTTGCTGCGTCGTTTATCTTTTGAATAGCAATATTTTCTTGTTGGTAAGCATAATTATCTTGAGCTTGTCCCCATTGCCATGAGTGCATCTCGTCATTATACTTATTCTGTGCATCAACCTGCTTTTGATATTTAGCAGATTGACCGCCACCTTTACTCATAACACCTCTTTATTGCGGTTAAGGACTTTATATACTACGGAATGTTCATGATCCCAATCTAGCTTCCTAGCTAAACCTTTACGACACCAAGCTTCTAATGCTACGCATCCTTCACTTAGTGCAAACTCTTCTACATTCTGAAACATGGTAGGATACCATTCATCAAAATCATGTCCAGTTTGTGTTGCTGTAGTTATAATTCTACAAATCTTATGTCTTGGATAAGGTATAATTTCAGTTAATAAAGCTACAAAAATCTCGTTATTATGGAAACCAACCCATAAATGCATACGACCATTTAATACTAATCGTAATGCATCTGTTGTGGTTAAAGCTCCTTCAGCGTGATCTAAAGCTTTCTGAATTAATGGTCTTGCCCCAAACCATAGATCTTCTACATCATCAGGTTTAATTAGGAATAGGTTGGGTGTCATGTTCTTCTATAGAATCGGGGTGAATAGTTTCCTTCCCACATCATTGATGTTAACGATACAGGAAATGGTGAGTCACTAAAGACTCGTAATGTGAAGTTATCTGTGCGTTGGTGGATAGGCACGGTGAATACACTTTGATCACTCATAGGTACATCGTCAGCTAGGTATTCATTAGCTTCTTGTACGGGTTGTATGTCATACCAGTTGTCTATATAGATTTCTACTGACTCTGCAGGGGTTGTAACATTAGCAGCAGTAACAGCAGCAGCTGGTGCATTAGTAAAAGTAACAGTTACGTGGTCAGTCAACGAAGCGTGATCAGCTATCGTATAATCAGTACCAAGAACTTGTTTATTACCATTCTTTTTAACAATTATATCTCGTTTATCTTTAACTTTATAATCAGGAGAAAAAACTGTAGTACTACCATCACCTGTGAATGTTTCTGTACTACCTTTGTAACCAGCAGATTTAATTTTAAATCCAATTGTACTAGAACGTCCTACAGAAAACCTCATTCGAGCGATAGTAAGTGTTGCTGTGTAATCGGCTACACCTTGATCTAATTGAAAATAAGTTTTAGGTAATGTTATATCATAAATATAACTATATCCTACAATTACTTTAGTAGCAATACTACCGTCCCATTTACCAGATATTTTGAAAAAATCTCCAGTACCATCAGTACCTCTATCTGGTTTAACAGTATAACCTGAATCATTGGAAGTAGCATCACCTGCTATAACAACAATAGGATCAAATGCAGTTATATCACTGTAAGGTAAATAGCATTTTGATGTATCTGTAGCAGCATCATAAGTAACACTATCTGCTTTAGCGTAAAAATCCATATAAGGATTTAATTGTATACCACTTTGAGTAACAAGAATCTCATCTTCTGGTGTAGCACTTAGGTTACCACTTAATAATTGGTATCCATTAGATTGTTTAACAATCGTATAAATAACATCAGAATCTACAACTAAGTCTAATACATTACCCGGTAAATCCCAGTTAAACCATGCTTGTAATACTTCTTTCTCTCCATCACTATGAGTACGATAGAAATAAACTTTACTATCTGTATTACCAAACATCGCAATGAATGAGTTCTGAGGACTAGCTATAAGCGTGTCTACAGTTTGTGGTACATACTCCGCTACTACTTTACCTACATCCCTAACTAAAGGCATTTGACTCTCTCCTCTAGGGGTCATACCAAATACCTTTGTGTAAGCTGGTGTTTTACTAATAAAGTTTACAACAGTACCAACATCTACAGGGTCTATATTAGTATCCATCTCATAGTTAGATAGACCACGTATCATAGCTGTTGTAGGTGATAAATTCCCATCAGCAGAATACATAATAAACTGCTGGTTTTCAGAGAATAGAATTAAACCAGATGCTACAGGGATAATTCCATGTAGTACAGCAGGTCTAATACTAGAGCAACTAAGATCAACAGGATCTGCAGCTGTAACAGTTTGAGCTGAAATATGATAGAAGTTATAAAATTCACCAGTCTGACTCATAGATACGTTGTCTTGTGTTAAGAATCCTAGCCTATTATTATAGAAAAAGGCTTGTTGAATCTTAGCATCTTTAAATGAAGGGTGTGAGTTAGTGGTATTATCACCAACTAATCTTGCAGTCCAACCGACTGTTTTAAAAGTAAACGCATCTGTACCAGTATTAACTAATTCATGTGGCATTGTAGACGCTGTAAGACCGGGAGACATTCCATAGCCTAAAGTTTCTTCCCAATAACCGGGTCCAGAGATTCCATTAGTTGCTACAAACTGTGAAAAATATGTATCGTTTTGATTAGATGTGTTAACAATTTTAGCTTTTCTACCATGTATAGATTCAGCAGGTAAATCAGCCACATTATTCACTTCATCTTGAAAACAAGTTAAGCGTCTTCCATCTGTACCAGCTTCTACTGTAACAGTAAAACTAGTATTATGTACTATTTCAAGTGTAGATGCAGTCATAGTTACTGACATATTACTGTCAAAACCATCACCACCTGCAGTTATTTTAGCTTCTATTAAACCTTTTAAACCATTAGTACTATCTATAACTGATGTATTGCCTAGTATATGGGCTGCATTTAGCTTAGGATCAGTAACAGTATTACTACCAAATGCATCTGCTGCATATGTTGGTCTGTTAAACACTTGTTCTGTATTACTACCTACTTTAATTTTAACCGTATAAGGTGAGCTATACTCAACACTATGTAAACGTACAGTAGCGTTAAGCTTAGAAGTATATGAAGGATCAGCTTGAGAAGAAACAGTTTGTTGTTTATTTGTAATAATTGATGTATCTTGTACAGTTAGTACATGATAATCATATTTACTAACAGCATTTAAGTAGGTTTTATGTGCCGTTATTTCGGTAGGATTAGCACCAAAATTAATAGTAGATTTTACTTTAGTTGTAGCATTCCATATATGAATATTAGCATCAGCAGGTGTTGCGTTACCTGCTATACAACCTATATATTTTTCATCATTATTACGATGAATATAAAACCATTTAGCATTATCTAAAGTGGTCCATGTGATAGGATTATTACTACTATCTTTTAATGCTGTTAAAAATTTAAGTCCGGGTCTTTTTTGTAAACCAAAAGTAGGATCAGGATATGAGTTTAAAGCTTCTCTAACTTGACCCGGAAACTTTTTATCATCTGGTTGTTTGGATACCCCACCTACATAGTTCTGGATACGTTGTGTAACACTTGCCATTAGCGTTGTAAAGCTTTGTAAGGTTTATAACTTGTTTTATAAGTTGATCCATGTGGGTGTCCAAAGAAGGAAAAGTCACCTTGATTACATTCATACTCCATGGCATTAGCTCTAGATAACATCTCACGTTGTTGTAATGCACCTAATAATTGTGGATCTCCTACAATACGTTGGGCTGCTACCGTTGCTGATTTTGATACAATATAGTCTTGTATTGGTATTGGTAAATCAACCCAATCAAACCACCATACTATATCAAATTCATAATCTTCTGAATCTGTCCATTTAAAAGTATGTTCAACTCTTTCATATAATTTACCTCCTCTTCTTACAGCATCTTTATCCTGATAATCATCAGTTAAATCTATTTGTAATATATTGTTTGCAATCAGTATTTCATCATTAGAGTCAGGTGTTAGTTTATAGCCGAACTCTTTATTGAAGGTCCAGCCTTCTGCTTGTACCTCTTTAGACACCTGTAACAATGTGTCATATACAATCGCAACGTCTGGGTTGGTTTGATCGAGGGTAGTTACAGGAGCCTGACCAACTGATGCAAGTATCTGATTGACAGCAGGTAATTCGTCTGTAGCATTAGTGGTAGGTATAGGCATAATAATATTTGTGAATAAAAAAAAGGGAACCGAAGTTCCCCTTATAGTTAAGCAGCACGGTTAGCGTCACCGCTTGCTTCGTTGATAGCTGGGCTATCTGCTTCCTGACCTGAATAGGCTGTACGGAAGTTCATTGTTTCTGAGTATACCTCAGAGGCGGCTGTGACACCGCTTTTTGTTTTAGCTACAGAGTGTCTGATAGCTGTACCTTTAAGTGTACCTGTACTATTAGTACCGTACTTGTTACCAGCAGCTAATGTGCCAGTTACAGTTGCTAAAGGTAGAGCACTAGCAGCAGCTACAGCTGTACTTGAGGTTCTAGGGACTGGACCTGTAGGACCAGCAACCCCTTTACCTTCATTAGGTGTAGCGTCTGTGTTACCCTGTGCTAAGACTGATAGATTTGTCATAGCTTAGTTCTCATATTCAAGGGATGTAACGTAACCAACTACAGCAGTTGTAGTACCTGAATCACCTGTTGCGACAGTAATCTTGTCACCGATACGGTAACCGTCACCGTCAGCAGCAGCTGCAGCGTCTACAACAATTGCTGAGCATACGTTACTTGCAATAGTTAGGTCAACTTTAAGACCTGAACCACCGCCATCTGTGGTTGTTGCTTTGTTATCAATAGCACCATCGCTACCACCACCAGTTCCATTTTCACCAGTAGCGGTACCAACAGCTATCGTTGCAACAGAGCCACCTGCTCTTCCCCATTCAACTGGGGGCTGGTTAAACCATGTCTTAGATGTAAGACTACGAATACCAGTAATCGGATGTGCTCTTGGCATATTACCTCACCTATGCGGTTTGGATTTCGATTGCAGCAGCAGGGTTTAGAGTTCCACAGCCCATAGCAAGACGACCCACGATGATATCACCTTGGTACATTGTCTTTATGTCATTTCCTGTGGTTTGAACCTGAGGACCAATAGCTTCTACACATGCAGCAGCGTCTCTCTGATAGATAAGACCAGCGTGATCTGCGAATGCACCATTGTAAGCGTTGTTCTCACCAGACACAGCTGCAATAGTACCAGCTTGGAAAGGTAGGTTGTTAGAACGCTTGATGTCGATACCTGCAATAGATACAAGACCTTCTCCAGAGTTTA